TTATCCTCCAAAAGTCTTGTAGAATTTCGACCACCCCGGTACTTTTTAAAAAAGTAATATGATTTATCGTTTCAAAACAAAAAGCCGTTAGAACTCAATTTTGAGTCTCTAACGACCATATGTTTTATTGATATATTGTTTACGTCTTTTAAAACGTTCGTGTCGTTCATTATGACAATGAGTACACAATAACTCGAGATTGTTATAGTCGAGACGCAACTCCCAACCCTCCGGAGTTTGTATAGGTTTTTTATGATGTACTTGAGACGCTATCTTTTTACATTGTTCACATCGATAACCTTTATCTTGTGCATACTTGAGCGACAACGTCCTCCAATCCACGCCATTATAAAACCTTACGTACTTAGGATCTCTCGTCTGATTGTATCTCTTATTACTCTCTCGCTTATACTCCTGGAGTTTTGCCTCTCGTTCTGTCTCGACTATCGGCGTACATACTGAGCAATAAGGAGAGCCGTACGGGATAAGATTACCGCATCTATTACAAGCCTTTAATAACATTGTAGTCATACCACCAATCCGCCATATATAAAATAGACTCTTTATACGCCTGGTACAAAGAGTCTATTTTTATGGGAGGTATCTATTATCGGCAACCTCATATATAAGATTACCACGATATCATATTACCACGTGCGACCGTGTATATGTAATGACGACTTACTGTTATTTGTCTGCTAATATACTGATAGCCTCGTTATATAGTCGGTATATATGTCGCTCGGTATAGCCCTCGTTATCGGCTATTTCCTCCATAGTAAAACCGTCGATAAAAAAACTCTCCAATATGCTACAATATCTCGGATCGTCTAACGTGTCTATCTCGTCTAATATCTCACGTTTAAGATTTTGTCCTTTTCTTTTGAGGCGAGATATTCGTCGCTCGAGTTCTACTTTATCGGCGAGTAAATCGTCAATCGTCACGGGTACACTACCTCGAGGCATACCCGAAAAATTAGGAGTTCTAATCGTTGTTAATCTATCGTCCAGGGCGTCGAGTTTTTCCTCAAGACGACAAATACATTTTAAATTTTTCTTATATCGCTTGAGCGATTTTTTCTTATCTGCTATCTCCTGGACGTTTTGATTTTCCATTTAAAAAGCACCTCCTAAAATAATAAAAAAACAAAAACATAACAAAATAACAAAAAAATTCTCAAATCCTATATATATTTATTTTTTTATATGTATATTTATATATATTATTATTTTTTCTTAAATTAAAGAAAAATAATGTTATTATGTTATGAACATATAAAAAAGTCAGTAATCACAAGAGTTTTAGCCATAACAAAAACTATAACAGAATTAACAAAAAGTATATTTTTCAACAGTTTTTTAAAATTTTCTAACTAAAAAATTATTTAAAAAATTTTAGTAAAAAATCTCTAACTAAAATAAGTTTTTGTTATTTAGGTCGTTTTTGTTATGTTTTTGTTATGTTACTTTCCGCTACTACCGAATCCGCCGGAGCCTCTTTCGGTCTCCTCGAGTTCGTCTACGTACTCAATCTCCGGAGTTATAATCGGAATAATAACAAGTTGAGTAATTTTATCTCCAGGAGCAATTACGTAGCGATAATCGCCGTTGTTATATAATTTACAAACAATAGATCCGGTATATCCGGAGTTTATAACGCCCTCGATTGTAATATCGTGATTTACATTTAATCCGCTTTTACTTTTCAGCATACCGACATAGCCTTTAGGTATAGCAATATGTACGCCCGTATCAATAATAACAAAGTCTCGGGGAGGAATAATCGCACACCAAGGACTTTTTTAATCTAAACCGGCGTCGTCGGCGTGAGCCCTTACCGGCTTAAAAGCGAATTTGTCGAGTTTTACTTTTATTTTATTTATCATATTTGACCTCCTTTTTTACGTATCTCGTTATATAATTCTAAAAAATCGTCGTGAGATGTTTCGTGCTCGAGTTCTGTAGTATAAAATGCATATTTGCACGATTTACACACTCTTTTACGATATATAGCATCGGTATCCTTGACCGTATATGTAACTACAGTATTTTTATTGCATAACGGACAAGTCATTTTTACACCGCCCTTTTAACATCGTTATAACTCTTAATATAGGGCTCGATTAGTTTAAATTTTCGTCGAGGTAATATTCGTTTGTACGACCAATCCCATAATCTAAATAGTGTTTTATGGTACGGCTCCATAGCCTCGAATATCGCCTCATAACTATAACGATTATTTTTCATTTGATCTAAATAATAATCCCCGATAGCGACTATTATAATTGCACGATTTTTAAAAGTATTATCGTTTTTAATGCTTATAAAAATCGCACATATAAACAGTATCACGCTTATAATTAGACCACATATTTTAAAAGTCATTTTTAGACCTCCCTTAAATTTTCATAATAAAATATCGTTTACCATTGCTTTTTTGTCTCGGCTTTTCCTCCAAATCGAATTTTTGGACGACCTCTTTATAAAAGGTCTTTTTACCGGTTACGTTACCGCTCTTAATTCCGGAGAGTTTACACCAATCCACAAACTCGGCGTATAAATCGTCTCTCGAATTTTCTAAGAAATAGTCCTCGTCGAGTTCTTTATCATCTATCCACGTCAATACGGTAGAGTTATCGGATTTATAAATCTCTAACGCCTCTTTAACTACTTTCGGCTCAGTAAAATGTCCCTGGACTAATAATCGTTTAGCCCCTCGGAGAGCCATATTTAACATATAACTCAACGCCTCCGGAGTCGTGATTTTTTCCTCAATCATCGGATCGTAGTCCTCGTCGTCGATAGAAAATACGGCGTTAAATGGTACAATCGTCCATCGTCTATAAAATCCGTCTGTTTTGTCAAACGATTTAGGAATCGTATTAGCAGAATAAATGAGAGTAGTCGTCAAAACTGTACTATATTTTTTCTCGCCTTTATTCTCTACCGTGATAGTATTACCGGCACTAATACGCTTTAAGGTACCCGTATCTTTTATAGTCTCGTTGTCGATATCGTCGCCGATATTAAAATACTTGTTTTCGAGTTCGATTTTTCCGAAAGTGCTCGTCGTTTCGTTGATACCCATAGAGGAACAATTTTCAAAACCGGCAAACGTACGAATTAAATCCAAAATTGTACTCTTACCGTTTGAGCCGTTACCGCAAAACAAAAATAATTTTGCAAATTTAGCGTGTCCCATCAGACCGTAACCGAGTAACTCCTCAAATAGATTAATAACCTCTCTATCACATAAGAAAACTCGGTTTAACATCTTGTCGAGTTCGGCACAATGAGCGGACGGATCATAAACAACCGGCAACCGTAAAAACTCGATAGCGTTAGGATCGTACTCCAGGCATTTACCGGAGCGGATATCTAAACGAGTATTTTTACAGTTAATTATATAAGGATTAGTTTTTATATCCTTTTTGAGTATCTTTTTCATATCTTGGATATAGTTAATAATCTCGTTACGTTGACTCGTTTTGATACCGAATACTTTTTCTCGGCAATATTTAGCCAGGTTTTCGCAACGTTGATAGTAACCGTCTAAATACTCATATATCACACCGTTAACGTTAATAAGGCGATGCTCTGCGATTAACTCCTCAGCGATTTCGACGTGTCTAAATCCTACGCTTTTCTCCGCTTTGGATATCTGCTCGGCGATTACCTCGTCCGGCTTAAACGCCTCGTCTCTACAAATAGTCGCTATCTCGCTATCCGGTAACGGCTCGGCGAAAACATAATCGTTAATAATTTGTATCGTCTCTTTAATTTCGTCGTGACTAAATCCCTTAGTCTGTAAATAAACGATATAATTAAATAACTCTTGATTACGTCCCGAGCCCTCGCCCATATCCTTAAAGGAGAATTTATCAGACGGAGCGGAGATAGATGTTAACCACTTAGGTACGACCTCCATATCTTTACCCGATACCTTACGAATAACCTCTCGCTTTTTGCCGTCTTGTTTTATCTTAACGTAGGCGTTGCGTCCTCCGGCTTTACGGTCGCAATATATACCGATAGCGAGGCGATTTTTTATAAAGTTTTTCGGCTCGTCCTCCGGAGCCTTAAACCAACAATGTATGCCCCGAGTAGTTTTCATTACTCGACATTTAAGGTCTAAAGCCTCGACGATTTTTAACATAATCTCAGCATCGGACGTAGTATCGAAATCGAGTACGACATAGCCTTTAGGAACGATTACGGCGACATTATCAAAATCCTTTACCTCGTCCCAGGTCTTAGCCCCGACTCCGTCTTTAAATTTATGTACCGGCGTTTTTCCGTCTAATATTATGTATTGCATTTTTCTACACTCCTAATTATTTCTTAGGTATTACTTCAAAATTAACGTGATATTTCTTTTAAATGCTCTATATACATAAGAGCGTCGATTAACTCCTCCTCGATATGATTTAATCGAGTGCTAATAGGCATATCCGGAGTATCCTCCAACACGTAACCGTATTTTTTAAGACCTTTGTCCGTCTGTCGCTTTTGGATTTCGCAAACTCGAGTCCAATAATCGTCCTTTTTAACCGTCTCATAGTGTTTTAAAATCTTGTTTACATCGTCGCCGTCTTTGATTTCAACGATGTGCTTGTTTATCCCCCTATTAAGAGCAGTATATTGTTTAAAAGAGTAATAAGTTTCGCCTCGACGACCGTTATCGTAAGTAATCACTCCGTCTACTGCCTCGTAGATTTTACCTTTAGTAAGAGGAATCGTCATATTTTTATAGTCGCTAATACATACGAATTTAAAAGTCACGTTACCGATCAATCTCTCGAGCGCTAATTTTGCTCCGATTTCAAATTTAAACTCGTCTCTCGAATCACACTTAGCGACGCCAATTTTTCCGGTATTGACGTCCTCAGCGACTACCTCGTTACCTTTTCGGTAAATAACGATTTTTTCGGACGGTATTAATTCGACATCTCTCTCACGTAATCACCAACCTCGATTGCTCGATAACCTCTTGCGTAAGGTGTTACCTTTGGTTATATCGCCGTCAAACTCTACGCCGATCGGTAATTCATCGTCGTCGATAACTCGAATCGTTCCCGTTTTTCCTAATATGGAATCGTTATTATATATATGGCTGTCTACACATCTAACTCTATCGCCTATTTTAAATTTAGTTTTCATAATCTTTTTACCTCCATTTTTTACCGGTATATTTGTCCGTCACTACGATCCTCTCGTCAATATGGAATCCGTACCGCTCGGACAATCTAAACAACTCTTTTAAAAATTTCTTTAGCCTCTGCTCCGACTCGATATTACGTAAGGCATTGTACGCCGTTAAGTCTTTACAACCGGAGCCGTTATATTTTGGATTTTTATTCATTGTTTATATTCCTCGAATCCTTGACGCTATCATATCGGCGGTATGAGTATATAAAACATTCGGATATTTTTCGATCGCTTTACCGTAATAATTCCATAGTTTTGTATCTGTCTCAAACGCTCCCATATGCCAACGAATACAAGTTATCTCCTCGTCCGTAAGAGAGATATATTTTTGCAGGAGTATAACGGATTTATCGCCGTGACCGGAGATAATCATATCCGGATTATAAATATATTTATTTGTCTCGATATCTACAATGTAGTTATCACACTTGCATAAATCGTGAAACATACCCACGATATAAGGGCTATCGTCTTTCTCCCATTGTAAATTTAATTGTTTTGTCAACTTGACAAGAGCCGTAGCCGTCTCGATACTATGGTCGAATAATCCGCCCTCGTATGCTCCGTGATATTTCGTACTCGCCGGAGCGGTAAAAAATCCGATGGAGTCTAATTCGTCGGTCGATATAGGTACCGATAATCCGGCGTCTTTAAAAAACGCCTTGTATTGTTTTTTTCTCGAATCACTCATTTAAAATATCCTCCACTATTTTTTTAAATTCCTCTAAAGTATAAGGAGCGTAATGTCGTCCACCGCTTTTTTCTATCCTCTGTCTATGTAGTTTTTGATCGTCTTGTAAATCGTTCTCGCCGACTTTTAACTCAAACGCTACAAACAATCCATTTATACAGACGGTAAGGTCTGGAGCCCCTTTGGAACTCCAACCGTTACCGAACTGATTGATATAATAGATACCTTTACTTTTGAGGAATTTTATGCATTTATCTTGTAATTTTTTCTCGGGCTTAGCCATATTAGATTTCGTCCAAGTCGTCTAAATCGTCCAGGTCGTTTACATCGTCCAAGTCGTCAGACTCTACGGAGTCAAATCCGATAGCGGTAGTATAATCGTTAAGTCGTACACTCGTACCCTCTGAGCCGGCGTTTTCGCCTTTAGTACGTGTAAATTTTTCGTGCTTAACGGTAGCCGTGATATAGCATCCGACAATATCTTGAGTATCGATTTCGTCAGCATTAAAGTTATTCAAGCACGTACGAGCGAAATAACTCCACGCTTTTAATGCTCCCTCGTTAATATCGCCGTTTTTCAATAACGAAAATTGTTCGCTATGAGTCTGACCTTTAGCCGTTTGGAGTTTTACGACAATCTTTCCGAAATCCTCATATTTTGAGTCGTCAACCTCTACGACTTTGAATGTATGTACTCCCTCCGGAATTAAAGTAAATCCGCCTTTTGATAATGTGATTTTAGCCATTTTAAATATCCTCCTAAAAATTTTAGTATGAGAAACATTTTATATTTTACCGAGTTTATTACATTCTTGTTTTTTATCTTCTCGGAAAACTCATTTTAATTATTTTTCTTTGATAAATCCGATTACGTTATCGCTCTGATCTAACACCAACAAATATTTATTATCGAGTAACTCGTCCTCGTCGTCCTCGACCTCTACAAGAGCGAGATTAATATCTTTACGCTCGAGTAATCCAAAGTCGGCGTTATCGATGCCTATATTATACGAATGACTATCGTCTCCAAACCAACGGACTATGTCTTTCGCTTTGCCGTCTGCCGATACAGTAGCACGAGTAAGTTCTACACGGTCGGTAGTGTCCGCCATAATCAAACTCTCTACGAGCGTTTTAATTCTTTCCGGTACCTCGCCAACGCCGAGCAAGTTATTAACGCCGTGAGGTATCAACATACCCACACCCTCGCAAATTAACCACTTTTCGCCGTTCGGTCTAGTATAGACTTGACCGTAAGTACCACAACCTTTTACAAATTTCTCAAATTTCATAATTTTAAACCTCCCTATTTTTTAAAAAAAACGAGCCTTAGCCCTTAAATATTTCCTCATAATTTAAACCTCCGAATAAAATTTTTAATCTTGTATTTTAGAGATATTCTCTCTAACTCGGACATAACATCGAGATAGCGTAAGAGTCTTTTATTATGGTGAGCGTGTATGCCCGTATTGTTATGAGCGACAAAAATCTCACTTTTTAAAATTCTCTTTTCCGCCTCTA